ATAGTACAAGAATGTTTTAATGAATGCAACAGATGTAACAATAAATTTTTAAATAATTTAATCTTAGTTTAGGCACAACAAAAACAATTATTATCACTTTTAGTTATGGTTGAAATGTTTGTTATAAATTAAAATAATAAATTTACGAATGTTGCCTAACCATTAAGTATATTTATGTACAACCATAAGATACTTTATAAGATATATTTAAGTATGCTATTAGATACTACAAGACACTTTTATAACATCTTTAAGCATATTTCTACCTATGCTTTTACACATCATAAATATACTTTAGATACACTTTTAACTACATATTTAAACCTACTTTCATAACAGTAAGTATTATCACAAAGGTGTTATTACAAAGTATATTACAAAGTACATTACAAGTATTTTTACAAAAAGATATTACAAGAATAATTACAAATCATGCACTACAAAGTTTAGTACAAAACCTCTACAACATAGACTACAAAAGCTCTTACAACCTTTTACTATTATAACATCTACTGCTGTAGCTGTTGCAACTACAATACATTCTATAGTGTATTCTAGAGTTTCTATACCCTATTCTAGAGAATCTGAACAACATATTTCCGTTAGGAAGATACTTGTTCATGTATTCTAGAACATCTTATAAACAACCTTTTAAATAGTAGCGTTTTTGTTTGCATACACGAAACAAACGCTCTTTTCTTTAAGAGGTAGTTAAAACTACTGTTATGATATTATTGTGCCATATATTATAAATACCCCCTTCCGATAGGAAATAACTTTTATAGAACATTGCACAATACACCATAAGAACACTATTAAACACATGATTTAGATTAGATTAATATTATTGTTGACTATTAGTGCTATAACGTATAGAATTGTCTATAACAAATCTTGTTACACAACTGATACAATAATTATTAGTGCTATCTTAAAAGTGTCAACAACTTTTTCCTAATTTTACCATATATAATAAGACATTTAATAAGGAAATTCCTGTTGACACTTTTACTATCGCTACTACTACCACCTACAATCCTCTTTAAATATTTCTTATAAATTTATATATCTTTAGAAAAATTTTAGGTCAAGAGTGCAAAGGTGCAAAATTCAGAGATTGTCAATCTTAATACCGTTTTAAATATTTCTTATAAATTTATATATCTTTAGAAAAATTTTGAAGCAAGAGTGCAAAGGTGCAAAATTCAGAGATTGTCAATCTTAATACCGTTTTAAATATTTCTTATAAATTTATATATCTTTAGAAAAATTTTGAAGCAAGAGTGCAAAGTTGCACCGTGCGTAAAAATTCATAGGTTAAAAATGCACGATTATAGACTATAGATAACCTAAATTATAGACTGTATACAAACTGAATTACACAAAACCATTGATTCTCTGATTGTATTCTGTTATAATTAAATTTTAATTTACAGGAAAATACCGTCAATGAAACCAACTCAAGAGCAACTTGACATTCTTAGAGAGTTTAAAAACCATAATGTTTTAAAAATCAATGCTTGTGCAGGAAGTGGGAAAAGCACAACTTTAAGATTATTAGCAGAAGATAATATCTCTAAATCACTTTACATCTGTTTCAATAAACAGAATGCAGTGTTAGCCTCAGAATCATTCCCTTCTCATGTTGATTGCAAAACTGTTCACTCTTTAGCTTATGCAGTATTTGGTAAGTTCTTATCTCATAAGATCAACACTAAAGATATATATTACATTAATCGTGGAAGAACACCTAAAGAGATTGTTAATCTGTACAGTATCCAAGATGTTTGGTCTAGTAATAAAAACCATGTTGTAACTTCAAGAGTTATTGCATCAATTGCTAAAAATGTTGTTGAAGTTTATCAAAACAGTAGTGATGAAGATATATCTGAAAAACACTTAACACCTCCAATGAAGAAGAGATTAAAGTTTGAATCTATTAAGAGTAAGAAATTCATTACTAAAGTTACAAACGAGATTATTAGATGCGCCACTTTACTGTGGAAAGATAAAGTTGATTACAATAGCCCTGTTAAAGCAGACCATGACACATACCAAAAATTGTATCAATTATCTAAGCCAAAATTAGATTATGATATTATTTATCTTGATGAAGCTCAAGATAGTAGTCCTGTTGTGCTAGATATATTAAAACAACAAAGTGATATTAAAATAGTTTATGTTGGTGACACTTTTCAGTCTATCTATGCGTTTAGACAAGCAGTTAATGCTATGGATAACGTTACTGGTAAAACTATGCAACTGTCTCAATCGTTTCGTTATGGTGAAGCTATTGCTGATGTAGCTAATTTTATTGTAGATTCAGATACAAAGATTAAAGGGTTTGATAAGATTTCTTCTGAAGTTTTTAACAGTGTTTTAAGCAATGTTAATGAGAAGTACACAATGTTATATCGTACAAACTCTGCACTGCTTAGTGATGCTGTAGATATGATTGGTAGAGGTATTAAAGTTAAGTGTGAGATAGACCCATCTAAATTTAAGAGTTTAATCTTATCATCTGAAGCATTGTTTAAAGGGGATTTATCAAAAATTAAAGACGATGAAATTTCTGTGTATGCTTCTTGGTCTGATATGATGGATGACACAGAAGAATATCCTGAGATTAAGAGGCTTGTTGGTATTATCACTTCAAATAGCACTTGGAGATATGTTAATGCTTTAGACTCTCTGATTAAAGGTAAGAAACACTCAAATCTAAGTAAGTATGATGTGCTATTAACAACAGCACATAAAAGTAAGGGTATGGAATGGGATAATGTGATTATCTCTAGTGATTTTGACATTGAAAACATTAAATCTGATTCTTCTACCCCTGTACAACAAGAAGTAAACTTGTTTTATGTTGCTTGTACTAGAGCAATTAAGAAACTTGCATTACCTTATGATTTTTATAGTTTATACGAAGAACACATTAACAACCAAGAGGAAATTAAAGATGAATAAATTTGATATTGAAGAATACCAAAAAGAACTTTTCAGTGAAGAGTTTAGAAAGAAGCAAATTGAAACATTAACTAATAACTACCTTGTGATGAAGTCAATTGAGAGGGAGAATATTGCGATATTAAAGACTTTCTCTGACCCTGAGAGGAATGAGAAACTTGTTGGAGTTGTTGGCAAGGTGTGGAACGGAGTTTTAGATACTGATACAGAGACATCATCTATTGATGACATTGTTTTAAAGAGTTTGGAGAGTAATGAGCTTGTTGACTTCCTAAATGACCACAAAAACAAGAATTACTTCCCTTCTGGAACTGTTTTTGATAATCATAAAGAGCATCCTGAGCAAAAACTCTTAGTAAAAGGTAAATATATGGGAAAACGTGATTGTAATAAGCAAAAAACACCAATGCAAACCATTAAATACGTCTATAAAGCCAAAAGTGAGAAGGATAGAGATGAAAGAATGGCTAATATTGAGAAGTCACTGGCTGATGCTCACTACATGATAAGTCTACTAGCTGTAAATCAATGTGAAATCAATAATAAGCTGCTTGAATCATCACTAGATATGCAAGAAGTTAGAAGTCGCTTGGAAATTATAGAAAAAGATATCAAAGACGAAAGAAAAGTGAAGCTTTATGCCATGTACACATCAAAAAAGGATGTGAAGATCGCTGAAATGGCTTGTGAGATTGGTGTTAGCGTTAGAACAGTTAAATATTGGTTAAAAGAGCTTAGAAATACAGGGTTTATTGAGTAAAATACTTCAATATCAACAACCCTATTGCACTTCAGATAATGTTGTGCAATAATACTTTTAAATTAACAGGAGATGTAAAATGGGACTAAACATTTATTTTCAAGAGAAAGATGGTAGTGAAATAGAAATTGATTCTAATTTAAAAATCACTCACAACCTTAACAAAATCTTATTAGAGTTGGACAAGATTAACGGTGGAGAAACTTCATACTACGAAGTAATCTGGAGACCTGATGAATTGTTTGCTTGTGAGAATGGTGAGGTATTAGTTAAAGATGTGTTACTACGCATTCAAGATATTATCAGTGGGTTGGTTTTCTACCAAAAAAGGTTAGAAAAATACTTTCCTGAAAACGGATATGGTGATTTTAATTGGTTATACTCTTTCTTGTGTGATTACTTAAAAGAGTGTATATTGCATCAAGACAAATATATCTACTGTTGTAGGTAGGTTATAAATGAAACGATAGATATGAAGTTTTTAAATTAACTTAGGAGAGTAATTAATGGATGTTTTACTATTGGTTGTATTGCATTTTATTCCGACAATTATTGCATTTTGTCGAGACCATAAAAGTAAGTTTGGTATTTTAGCAATGAATTTATTATTAGGTTGGACTGGTATCTTTTGGATTTGGGCTTTAATTTGGTCTCTATGTAATCCAACTTCAAACAGCGTGACTGTGATTAACAGCAACAATTTGAAGGGTAGTTAAAGTGAAAAAGAAAGAGTTTCTAAATCCAGAACAATGTTACGCATTAGTAGAGTGTTTTGTCGGAGAAACACCAATCCCTGAAAGTTGGATTGAAGTTCCAGAAGGAGCTGAGATTCTTTATTTTGACAAACGATATAAACCGTCAAATCATTTCTTTAAAACAGTAAATGGAAAATCTTATTACAAATATTTAGAAGATGGTTCTAAATGGATGGAATATAGTAATAAGGGACTGAATGTTTTTAAAGATAATATTGATAATTTTCGTATCATGTGGCAACGAAACCATGAAACACCTAATACATCAATCCAAAACAAACTTAAATTCATTGAGAAGTGGTTGAATGGTGAAAAGATTCAATATATCTTAGGGATTGAAACAGAGAAAACGCAGTGGCATAACTTTACAGAGGGTGCTATGCAATACATTAAACGACCTGATATTAAGTTTCGTGAAGCTCCTAAATATGTCACGATTAATGGTATTGAATTTAAGAATGTTAAGAGCTTATTGAAGCACGTTAAGAATAATTTTGATTTGGAAGATGGAGAGTAAAAGTAATGAGTGCTGAGACAGTAAAAAGTGTTCGGAACACTAAATTAACATTAAAGGAAATTATAGAATGGCATATAGAGGATGCTGAGATGTCTGAAATCAACAATGAATATGATCGAGGTTGGTATGATTGTTTGAAGATGGTTCATAAATATGTGCTGGAGGATGAACAATGAGTGGTAACTTTCACACATCAGGATATACTGAGGAAACTAACGAAATGATTAACAGTAAGATTAAATCAACATTACGAAAGATTCACAAACTTAAACGTGAGAATTTAGTGTTGAGTGACCGTAGGAAGTCAATATTGCGTTATAAATCTAGATACAATAATTCGAATATCAACACCTACAATGAATGCGAATTAAGACGATTATTTAAGATGTCAGAACGTATTGGTAAGAATGGTAATAAGATTCAACGACTACGCACTAAGATTTCACAATTGAAGGCAAAAGTTTAACCTAAGTAGTTGACGAATGATTTAATATTATTATTCCCTGTTGCAAACATTGTGACCACACTATAAACTAAAACCTCAATCAACATTTATTTAAAGGAAACATTAATATGACTAAGTTTGAAAAATTCAAAGCTATTCAGAAAGGGTATGCGGAACAGTTAAAATCAATCAACGAAGATTTCTTAAAGGAGTATATCAAAGAAATTGGTAATAAATTTGGCAACTTTGCTGTCTTTATTCGAGGATACACACCAAGTTTTAATGATGGAGAACCAATAGAGCACTCCTACAACTATAGTCTTTGTATTGGTTATCAAGAATCTTCTTACACTGGATCAAACTATAAGTGGTTTAAACTGGATGACTGTGATTCTTCTGATAACGAAGATGTTGCAGAACTATTAGAGTGTAATTTTGATAATTTCACATCAATCAATAGTCATCTAGAAGGTAATAATGATTTCTTAGGAGATATCGAAATTCTAATGAAGATTGTCGATGAAACTTATAACACTGACTTTGAGGTTAAAATTAAATTTAAAGATGGTGATGTTACATTGGAACACGATGAATACTATTGTGGGTATTAATTAATCTCAATGAGAGACATTTACTTTTGTGAGTGTCTCTTTTATTTTATCTTGGAGAAACACAATATGATTAAACTTCATGTTGACTATAAATTCTTTGATGACCAATCTTTAAAAGACTTAGAACACATTGAGATTAAGTATAAACTGATTCGTAGTAAAGATAAGTTACTCATTGAGGCTAACAAGCTACCAGTGTCAATTAGAAATATTATTGTTTGTATGAACAACTATTCAAGCCACTTGTTCAGCGATTACGATAAGTGCTATTTAGATGTTAAGGTGAGAAGTATTAAGGCTGGTGACAGTGGAGATTACACTAATGAATGGCACACGGATTGGGTGAAAGATAAAAACCATCCAAACAAAGAGGAAACTCATTTCATTTATACAAATTTTTATGGTACGCATTATTTGGACAATGGTTTGGAGAAACAGTGTGACAATAACTCTATTTACAAATACCATAGAGAATTACACAAGTCACCAATTGTTCCAGAGGATTGCAAGAGAGTATTGGTGAGGTTATCTTTTGTAGATAATCTAATTCTACCTGTTGACGAATGATTTAGTTTTTAGTATATTTATAGGACACCTAACAAGGGCATACTAACAAGTACACACCCTGACGGGTGTCATTTTATTTTATTTGGAGCAACACAAAATGATTACACATCACTGCGAATACATTGAATCAGAAGATTACTATGAACACACTTTCAGAAATACAGTGTTCGATACAGTAATAATTAAATCTCAATATGAAACAGAACACTTAAACCCTGTTATGAGTATGTTGGAGCTTACTTATGACACTAGACTAAATAATATTTGGTACGGAGGTTCTAAGAATAAAGATGAGTTTGATAAACTTAAATCTTATTACTTGGATGATAAAGCAACTTTCAAAAAGGTTTACACTGAACATGCTGAAGCTGTTATTGAAAGCTTAAATAAAGATATTGCTGAACAACAACGATTAATTGAATACTGGACAGGAGATAAAGAATGAATTACGAAAGTGTTGTAAATGAATATAATGATTCTAAGGTTTATCTTTGTAAGCTAAAAGACGGACGCACACTACAGTTACATACCCTGTTTCAATAAACTTGACATAAACCTCTTTATTATTGCAATATTTAGTGACAACCAAATTTCCACAATTTTTTGTTTTAAATATCGAGTTTTCATACAACACCTTATTACCAACACCAACTTCACTACCATACATATCAATCATTAATCAAACTCTCCAACAAAATTGCTTATAGTGTATTCTATGTTTATACACAATCTCTCTTAACTCTTGTTCAACTTCAGAAGCATGTATAGCACTTCCAGTAGCACCAATATACTTAGTTAATACATAATCAACCTCATCACAAAAAGCATCATATATCAAGCTATCAACAATATCCTTAGTGATATACTCAACAAAGTCATTATCAACGTCTACTGTGATTCCAGAGCCATTAGACGATACATTCAAAGGGTATAATGTATAATATTTTTCCATTCTAATATCCTCTCTATTAAAACAATTAGGAAATAGAAAAGCCCCAAAAAAGGAGCTTAACTAAATTTAAAATTATATTAAATGCTTTGGTATTGAACATCGCCACATTTAAAACTCTTTAGTGTATCTAAGTTAATTGTACGATAACCCTTAGCTGTAATATCATATACACATACAAGGTTCTCTTTCTCCTCACGTACAAATCCATTATTAGCTAATCCTTTCTTAACACCTACACGAGCTGTCATCTTTCGTAATGTTCCATCTTTCTTCACGAAGAAACAGGTAAAGAATTTACCGTTAGTGTTTTTGATCATAGATTTTAATAGATTGTTGTTCATTGCAAACTCTCCTGTAAATAAGAAATATACCCATCAATAACTTTCAACATCATTGGTGAGGTTTTAACAAGTTCTTTATCAAAACATGCTACCACCCTTAATGATTCTAATTTATCAAATACATCTGAATCTGTCAACTCTGAATCCTCAAGATACTCATGTATTTTATTAAATATTGTTGAAAGTTTTAAATCAATTCGTTGATTATTCTCTGAAAGAATTTCTGAGATTTTCATTTAGCTTCTTCTCCTTTTAGGATTTCAAGTGCTTGTAGTGCAGAATCAACATACTCATTATATTCTAGTAGTTCTATTGCACTCTCAATCCGTTTCTGCAACTCATCAACCTCAGTTTGAAGTTTATCAACTTCACCTTGTTTTGATTGTTGACCTGATTGAAAATAGTATTCATAATCTGCTGAGTTACTGTCAATGTCTAATATTATCTTACGAACACGTTGTCCTTCGTCAAAATTAATCAGACTTTCAGTTAGAAGTTTTTTATGTTTATTTAGTGCATCATCAAAACTTAAAACCTTTGTTTTATTATTTTCCATCTCTCACTCCTTTCACTTAGCGTTAAGTATTAAATTCTTTAACTCTTCATAACTCTGTTTTGTGTGGATACAGTTTTCATAAACTCCTCCACTTGAATTAAAAGAAATATACCCAGTGTCCTCAGACTTATACCTACCGACATTAACAATCTGATCAACATTCACAAGTGTTTTTGAATCAGTGTTAGCAATATCAACTTCAATAAAATTACTCATAAATCTCTACCTCACTCGCTTTAAAATATACATCAAACTGGTAAGAGTATAACCACTCTTGACCAGCACTATCAAACACTTTCTTAATGAATACACTTTCTTCTGTGAAGTAATGTGATCGAGGATTTACAATCTCACCAATCAAATAATCATCAAAGATAATTTCTTCATTAAGAAACACTTTCACTGGTTTACCATATTCATTATAAGCTGTCATATTTAAATCCTCTCTCTTAGTGATGTATCACTTATTAGTGATAAATATCGTACATCTTTTGTATTGGCTGCTCTTGCATTTCATCAATCACAGCGTTTTTCAATCTTTCTAAAACATCATCATCAATCGTAGCTTCTTCACCTTCTGAATCTTCTAAATCAGCTAAGTTTAATTTCGCATCAAACTCATAACTAAAGCCCCTACGAATGCCAAAAGCATGAGTAAATGATTCGTCAAGAATCTTAAAATCGTGACTAGCAATTGATAGAGTAGCTGAATACTCATTACCATCAAGATCAAAGCTTAAGTGGATTTCATTTTCGTTAAAACCATAAATCACAACATTAGTTAAAGTTTTCATACCTATATCCTCTTTGTTAATTAGGTTGTTTACCTGTCTATGAAGCTAATATACCAAACAAAGAAAAAGGAAGCAACCCCTTAGAGTCACTTCCTTTAAAATATTTAATTAAATAGTTTCATCCGTTCTTCAAAATCAAACTTCCAATTGGTATTGTTGGGCAGTAAGTGTCGATATTGAACGAATCCTCGCAAATTGCCACTACACAATTGACCTTGTTTGTTCATGTGTGTAACACCATTCTCCCACGTTCTGTTATCGTAAGTTAGATTTATAGATAAATCTAAGTCAACTTCGCTGTCAGCAAAAACGTAGTCATTATCTTTAAAAACGCATAAGTGTTTTTTGATAGGAGTTGCCAGATGTTCAAAAGGTGATGCGTGAATAACCTCAGCCTTAATCAACATATCAAAAATCTTATCAGCTTTCTCCAATGTCATCCCTTCTGTTCTATAAGAAACGCTTGCACATGAAGCAGCAGATAATTTAATAGCTTGTTCTAACTCAACAGGGTTGAAATCTTCGTCAAAGTAACGTATCTCTCCTTTATCGTTCCAACCGACATTAACATAAGGTAAGTGGTACTCCCCTTCTTTTAACTCATAAGGTTCTGACTCTTGCATGGCTTGATACATTTTATAAGCTAACATACAGATATTAGGGTCACTGTCAGGATGTAGTCGCAGGTTAAAGAAATTATCCCAGTCTGTTGCTGTACAGACAACCTTAACCAGTTGGAAAGGTTCAACTAAACGGTTAGTAACTTCTTTTGCTACACCCAATTTATCAAGTTCTGTTGCCCAAGTAACAGCATCAAACAAAGCTGATTCCCAAAATAACTTAGCGTTAATTAGATCACCACCAACAAGTTCTTTACCAGCTTGCATTCCTGCTTTTTTAGAACCGAAATAAACTGGTTTTAAGTTTACTGTTTGTGTGTGTCCTAACATCTTAGATACGGGGATAGCACGACTGCTACTACTGTTCTTACTAACACAATTATGAACCACAATATCGTTAGCTAAGAAATTATGTTGTTCGTGTTGGACTGTTAAATCGTACACTTCTTCATATTCTCCCGTATCTTCAACAGATATAACCTTTGTTAGAACGCCAATTAATTCGGAGTAGTTATCAGATTGCCAACCTTGCTCTCGATGGGCATTAGCATGACAGTCTGTACAAATACAAACCACATTTGTTTCATCAAACGCTAATGATGGGTCTTTGTATACTGGTACAATGTGGTGTACATCAAGTTCAGAAGTTACACCGCAACTTGAACATACACTTCCGAAATCCTCAACATATTTCCGCTTAAAATCTCGTTGCCATTGACATCGCCACATACCATAAATATTTTGAAATCTTTTAGGGTCTTTCCGATTATCTTCACTGACAGACTTTTTTGAAGTGTACACAAAGTCATCAAGAGTCACATCTTTAAGCTGTACCCACCCTCTTTGGGTCAATATTGGGTGATTTCCAGTTCCTCGTAGACTAGACCCTTCCACCTTGAGTTCAAATACTCGCTCAACTCCGTTTGACCAAATATCCGTGATTGTTGTATTTTCAATACACCCCGTATCTGCGTTATAAAAACGTAGCTTCATGTTTTTAAGACGGTTTTTGACACAAAACACATTATCTTCCTGATTCTCTCGATATTCAATAAAGACTTTGCCGAGAATTTTATAATCTTCTGATCGCAACTTACCTTCTGAGTTAACAGACTCCAACTTTCCCTTACGACACAATGTTCGTAAATTTGATACAGACAAATTTAACAACTGGCTAAGTTGTTTACAAGTGTAGACTTCATCACCTTTAATTACACTTAAATCGGCTGTCTTAAAAGGTTTAGATTTTCTTGGTTTACTTCCAGTATGCCATTTGTCATGAAAGTCTTTCATCGTCATATTATACTTCTTACGACCACCGTTCTCTATACCAGAAGGTAGGTCAAAGGAAAGAAGCGTATCCCCGACAAGGCAACGGTGAGTATTGAATTCACTCATAACAATACGAGGATACTCAATCTCAAACGTTGTTAATCGAACACCTTGTTCATTGATTGAATCACAAACGACCTTAGCTGTGATATTTGTCTCACGACTAAAAAACTCTTTGGTGATTGTCATTTAAATTTCCTTTGTTAATTGTAAAAGTTTTACATATACTCGATAGTCAATAGAGTGTTTGTATTTTTCAGCTAAGAACTCAATCCTTTTTGTTTTCTCCTTAAGGTAGGCGAGTTCTGCTTCAGTTTCATTGTGAAATAGTCCTAATCTTCGATTACCACTACCATCACATATTTGTGCAGCAAACTTACCAAGTCTTTCATCAAAACAAACACCTTTCGCCATCTTTACCCTGTTTGTAAACACAAGGTTAATCTCTCTTGGTACGAATACACAAACATCTTCACTATACACACTACCACAACCAAGTATATCTTTATCTATGTCAAATTTACTGCCAAACCCAATTTGTGTTGTAGCCCATTTACTGAAAAATGTGAAATTTTTGAAATTTTCAGATGCTCTACAATTTAAGTATGAAGGATTTAACTCCTTGTGACTCTGACTATAACACCTTTGCATCACACGTTTCCAAATCTTATACTCTAACAGAGTTTTTCCATTTTTCTTTGTAGGGGATGTTCCAACTATTCCTACATCGTAAACTGATGGGCTAAGTCTATCTTTAACATTACCTTGCCTAATATTACTCATATTTGTTTTAGTCTCAAACCCAGTATCTGTAAAACGTACCAGAACATCAGAATAAGAGTTATACTCTATGAGTATAATATTTCCATAATTATTAGTTCCGTATACTTCACCTATGTGTAAACATTTACTATCTAACACCTACACCCCCTTAATATCCTTATTTAACACTTAATTTTCTCCAACAACATCAAAATGAACATTATTCTTTAGCACAGAAATAATAGCCATAACCTCTTCATCAGAAACACTTGCACCATCATTAAAGAAGTACATAGATTCTTTAGCAAACTCTACAAGCTCTTCCCATCGTTGTTCATTCATAACAATACTTTGCTTATCCATTAGCAATACTCCTTATTTAAGCTGTAATACAAGCTATCCTGACCACTTTCACTATCACCTGATACAACCATACCAGAAATATTATAATCACGCTGTAAACGCTTATTTCGAGCTTCTACAGCACCTTTCTTAATACGTTTCTTGGCTTGCTCATATTCATAATCATTTTTGAATTGATTAGCTAATAATTTCTTCACTTAACTTTATCTCCACTAAAGATACTAGATACACTAGCATTATTAATACTCATATTCCATACTTGATCATTAAAATCTTCTACAGTAATTTCATCACCATTAATAGAAGTGACAATACCTTTTACATTATTTCCAGAGTGTCCGTATTCTTTGAATGTCACTACTGAGAACAGTGACACTTCATTGTATAATGGTACTTCATTTGTCACTAATCAAATACCCCAAATCTGATTTTAGAAGTTTCTTCTGGTTGTACTTCTTACCTGAACAATCTAATTGTTGGATTCCTAAAACATCCCAAGACCCTGAAATATACTCTTTATCTGATAAGATATAGCAGTAGTAGTCTTTAATTTCATGTAAATTGCTTGCACCAAAGAAATCTAAAGTCTGTCGAATTAATTCACAACCATAGGCACTGCCGACACGATGTTTACGAGTTTCATCATAACTATCCAAAACATTTCCAAAGATGTTTAAGCAACCACCTTGTTCAAGTGAAACAATAACATCTAGGACTAATATCTTACGATCTTGATAACCTAAAGATGCTTCTGTAACTTTACATAAATGTTTAATCATTTTCAATACTCTCACCTAAAAATTCTAATTCATCATAGTTGAATAATTCAGAAAACCCAACAAATTGAACTTCAACTGGGAACTTATCACTACCATCATCAGAGATTACAAAACCAACAATACCTTCAACAATACCCTCACGATATTCTGTTGAATCTTCTCGCTTAGGTAATACCTTAACCTTATCACCAAAATTATAATCAGTTTTCATTCACTAAACTCACTCTCAATAAGATCACAAACATAAGAGAACACTTCATAGCTATCACTACTTTCATAGTAATACGGTGGAAGAACAAGTTTTGGAAACTCACTCTCAAGGAATTGTCCAAATCCATGTGTTCTTCCACTAAATTGATTCCATAAAACAAGCATCAAATTCAAACCAATAATAGCTTTGTGACTATCACTGTAAATACCTTTAAAAACATAATTGTTCGTATCAATTTCCATTTCCCACCTCACAAAATAAAGGATACATCCCGAAGGACATATCCGTAATATAATTAAAAATTAAACTTTAGTCAACACCTTTTAGGAAATTATTTAATAATTACTTAGGTATTGTTTTGAGTATTGTTCAAATACTCTTTTAAATCTTGTAGAGTACCGATGTATTCATCATCTTTAGTGATTAAAGGGAAGCTACGAGCAGATGGATTGATTTTAAGTACATCCTCTTTTTCGTAATCAACTCCAAGCTTCAACACGTTAAATTCAACACCTTTCATCTCACACAACATGATTGCCTGTAGGCATTGTTGACAATTCTCTTTAGAATAAATATTTAACATTTCTTTCCCTTAAACTTTAAAAATCATATTTGTATCATCAATCTCAACAGCATTTACTTTATAAGCTGGATTATCAATCTCTTGTGGAGCTGATTGCTGTTTGTTCATATTGATCCAATCTTCCAATACTGGAATAGGGTTAGATTTAGGGAACGTAAACTTCGTTTTCAAACCTAGTGTGTTAGCAACAGCTTTAGCATTAAACAGACACCACTTAACCATTAAATCAGAATTTGTTCCAACGAGTGTTTTAGTATCGTTTACAAACAAATCTTCAATTGTCCATCGAATTTCACTATCAACAACTTCTTCTAAGATTTGCACCATCTTAGGTTTAAGCTTTTCAAAAATACGTTTGCCAATTTCGGTACTCATCAGTTTTAAGACAACTTCTTTACGTTGTTCAGAATGAACTTCATATTCATCTTGACAAATCTTCTTAACAGATTGACCAATAGCTTGATACCATCCTGATTGAGCAATAATGAATGTTGTTCCAAAAGAATCCATAAATTGTACACGTTCTAGGCAATACATAATGAAGTAGAATAACATCATATCCTCACAAATCTCTTCTTCTGTTGGAGTATAATTCTCAAACTCTTTCTTGTAAGCCAACGCTACACTTTTTCGTTTAAGCTCTTTAAGTTCACGACCAACAACATTTAAACGTCTATGAGCTTCATTGTGAGAAAGCATTTGACGTAATACTTCTTTAGGTACAGGGAATCCCATACGAACAATCTCAGAATAAGCATTAGCGTGAACACTTTCGTTGTCATTAATACGTAACTCTGCTTCCCATAATTCTGTGCAAGGCTCATACGGAGCGATTAATACGGCAGGGCATTGTGATGCCACACTATCACTCTCCCATTGCCACATTATTGTTTTAACCATCATCTCTGTGACATCTTCTGGAGCTTTATCAAAATCAAGCAAACATTGAGAGAAATCAAATTCTTGCTCATCCCAATCTAGAGCTTTTATTTCCTTGTATAAACTCCAAATTTTTGGAAAGTTCTTGTTTATTGTGTCTAATAAACCTACGTCACCATTGCCAAAAAGTTTTACATCTTCATACTGCTCGGCAGTTTTATCTACATTAAAAATCAAACTAATATCCTTAAAATAAAAGAGAGAGGGGGTATTTCATCCCTCAACAACACTTACAATCTACAACCTTCGCAATCGGTATTGCTCTCTGGTTGGTATTCGCCTTTAGTTGTATTATCAACTAATTCAACATTAAGGTCAACACCTTTAGCTGTTAAAGTATTAATGTAATAGCGAGTTTTCACACCGTAGTAAACCCAAGAGAACCAACCTCGCATCAAATCGCTAGACTTAATCTTATCGCTGCCTTGTGCTTTATACCATTGATCAGCACTAATACCTTGATCAGTCCACTTTTGAAGAATACCATAAACCTTAGCCATATCTTCAACGTCAATTTCGTAAGCATTCTGATAGTGTTTACCAAGTTTATCGGATTCAGGTACAACATACTTAACAACATTGGTGTCGTTTGTTTTGTTTAAGTCTAAATCACGAACAGGGTACACACCATTAGTAGCACCAGAACGAACACTACTACTTTCAGCAGGCATGTGAGCAACAAGAACAGAGAAAGCATGTCCACCGTTTTCAATAATCTTCTCACGTAATCCTTCCCAATCGTATTGAAGATCGGTTGTTACAACTTCATCAACATTCTTATTGTATGTATCTAAAGGCAACCAACCACTAACCCATTTAGTTTTATCCATCCATTCAGCATTTCCAAACTCCTTAGATAATTCCAAAGAAGCATTTAATAGGTGCCAGTAATGAGACTCTGCAACCTTATGGATTAAATCACGACCCTCTTGAGAATCATACTTAAGTTTGTATTTAGCCATTAAATGAGCTAAGTCAACAATACCAACACCAGCAGACATTCGCTTCTTAGCTGTATATTCAATATGAGGTAATGGGTAATCAGATTCTTGAATTGCGGTATGAACCATATCAAGAGCTACAAAAGCTGCTTCACGATATTCTTCATCCCATTCAGGAGTTCCGACTTTATGTTTAAACTTACCAACATTAATACCAGCTAAAGAACATACTGCAACCTCACCCTCAATAACTTCATTCTTTTGTTTCAAGTAATCAATCACAGATGGGTGGGCTTTGTTTTGAATAGCATCTTTCAAATCACCGTAAACGTATAGCTCACTTACAGAATTATATGCTTGAGTAATTAATCCGATCTCTAAACATTGTCCAGTTAGAATACCATTAAACATACCCATGTGACGCTTAGGCTCTGTGAAACATAGGGTATCATCGTATCTACCTTCATCTACAACGCTTTTAATAGTAACGAAACGGTCACATTCTCGGTTTGGTCTACGCTTCTTCCATTCTAGTCGATGCGTTTCAAAACCTAATTCAGAAAGCTTAAACAAACCTGTAGCATTAATTAATAATCTGTAAGATTGTTGGCAGTAAAATAAACCACTTTCACCAGTTCCATTATTCAAAGGCATCTCTCGATATCCCTCTGAAGCTGCACTATTGATTGTTGATGTAATACCTAAAGTTTGTAGCATCAATTGGATTTCCTGAAGAAAGCTCAAATGAATAGAACCAATCTGCAAACTTTCAGTTTCACCATTCCTAGATACCGTACCATCAGAATCACACAAACCAGCTAACCAATTAACACGACTTTCGATAGTGTAGTTTGTCGTTGGAACAAAATATTTATCTTTCAAATTTCCATTATGCGTAACAATGGTGCGATTCTGATTAACGTCAACATAAATACTTTTAACATCTTCCAGTTTATCAAGTAAAGATTGCTTTCCGTGATACAAATAAGACATCTGCTTACCTTTATAACAACAACCATCTCCAGAGTAAAAACCGTTACTGTACGCAAAGTCTAAATCCGTATTTCCCTCGATTATAGGCAAATCAAACTTAATAAGACGATCACCTGTTTTTAACTCATTTGCTCGTTTTTCATAAATCTTTCCACCACGACCTAAAGAACCAACTTGCACATAAAATTTATGCTCTGGTGTACAATCAATAGTCTGATTAAAATTTGTCGTAACTTTGATAAGTTTCTGATTAACACCAGTTTTACGCACAGTTGTTTCAGACCATTCTTTGCCATTCCACACAACAACATCTTGATCTTCCAGCTCACCGATCATCTCATAACCTTTGTCGGTTAGGATCATTGTCTCAGGAGCAACGCACAAATTTGACTGTCGAACTTTACCTTTCCCAACACTACCATCAGTAATAAATGGAGTATGATTATTTAACTCAAATAGGTTTTCTTGGTAAATACGACCAACACCAACACCCTCTGTTAACATTAAGCGTAGAATGTCACGAGCTTTTACAACACCACGACTCTTTCCTTGTTTTACATACTTATTGTATAGCTTTTCAAAAGTATCATCTGTTGCGTATAATGCTTCGTATAGGTCAGGTACATCACCATAACTAAACAAATTCCAATCTTCATTGTTTGCAGCTTTTTTAGCAAACCATTTGTTGAAACCAATAGAGTAGTCCAAACCTCGAATCTGACGAGCTGCTGGAGTCATCGGGTTTTTCAGAACAAGTAATTGCTCAATCTCTGGATCAATAATATCAAAACTTGTTGATTCAGCACCACCACGACCATTCTGTAAGTTAGCATTAATCATACCAACTTCAGCTCGTAAATATGGTTTCTTACCTTGATGTGGAATAGCTCCACCACGAACAGGGTCATCAATTGTTCGTGTACGAATCTTAGTACCTTGTCCAGCACTATTAACCGTCATCATATACGAGATATGGTTTCCTGTTGCTAAACTGCCAACATAATCATCCGACTCATGTAAACAACATGAAGCCAAACCAAGTTTAGATGTTCCAGAGTTTGTGTAGTATGGTGTTGGTACATTTAATATGTCGGATTTAATCTGATTATAATGACGCTTAATTCGTTCAATTCGATTCTTACGATTCTTACACATCTGCATAGCAACACGCAAAGCACTAAATTGAGGTGTTTCAAAATACTGCCCTGTTACACGATCTCGTAGAGAGTATTTCTCCATTGCTTGTTCAATTTGATAGTGTGCATAGTTTAAATCAATCGAGTGATCAATGATCTTTTCCAACTGAACATATTCATCATCAGTAAACGCTTCTAGAAAGTCTTTACTAACAAGACCATGATTAGATAGCTTAGTTAGAAGCTCCTTCACTGTAGGGTATTTATCACCATAAAGCTCTTTATTCAAGTAAGCAATATATAAACGACCAGCCATTCTATTGTAGTCAAAAGATCGTTTAGTCAAGCAATAAGAGATAAACATATTATGAAGCTCAACAGAAGTAACTTCATCTTTTGATGTTGAAGCAATATGAAGAACAACCTCACTCCAATCTACAGTATTTCCAAGCTTCTCAGATGCCCATAAACCCCAACCATTTAATTTCTTAGGACTAAAAGGTTCTTTAGTTCCATCACGCTTCACAATTGTCTTAATCAAAACCTACTTTTCCTTCTTAAAAATCTTTTTAAATAAACTTACAACAATCCATAAAAACAAGAACAATGGGTATAGTAAAACAATTCTACAGAAAGTCTTACTTGGACTGCTTTCCCATTTGCTCTTTAGGTCATTATATTCTTTTACATCTTCTGAATCAAGCTCATCAAAGTTATTTTTGATAAAATTATCATCAGATAGTGAAGGGATTGCCATTGCTCCTAACAACAACCCTACAGAGATGTAACAAATAGCAAATACTAATAATGCTGTCATTTGTTATTACTACCTCCAGTATTGATATTGTATTTGCTCTTTAGGCGGTATTTCTCTTCTTGTCCACCAACAACTTTAATAAATCCTTTACTGATAAGCTGTAATGCCAACAACAAGATCAATAATACAAGGTTAATTGGCGACACTATTACACTTAAAATAATATTTGTAATTGGAATGTATAAGAAATCTGATCGAAGATTCAAGTAAGAATTAAATTGTGTATCTTTACCATACTCTAACAACAAACAGAACACTTTATCCGATGTTAATAGTAAATATAAAAGAATTGTATATGTAACACTAATACCAAAATACCAACACAAGAATGTAATCATAGAACATCTCCAAACTTAACAATCTGCTTCATTTCCTCAGAACACATCCCACTAGAGAGCCATGCTTTATCACTACGCTCAATTCCAAAGAAGCGGTGTTGATTCTCTACCACTCCACAAAAACGGCTATGTTGCTTCGCTATAAGCTCTTGGTGATAATTACCTTTATAGAAACCAAAGATATTCTCTAACACTTGTGATAATTCATCAGGAGTGTACACAAATTCTTCATAAGAGGAATACTCTTTTAACCGTTCCTTTTTAACAATACCTATAGTGATTGCTGTTAGTAAAATCTTCTTGTCATATAAGTCAGCAGACGTTACCCAGATTTGATTATTAGGTCTTGACATTATCTTTCTCCACCATCTTCTCAACAAGGTCATCCAAAATAACTTTCTCGAAGTTTTCCTTTTTGCGAACCTTAGCATTATTATCAGCTAAGAAGTAGTAATACTCACCATCAACCTCAACAGTCTTACGATTGAATGTCGATTTCCAAGTAGCAAACTCCTCACTATCTTTTGTAAATTTAAGATTGTTGTTATCAATAATACGATCTGTAGCTTCAGCAACAATCTCTTGATAACGTTGAATCTCTTTACAAACAAGATTGCCAATGTTTAAAGCATACCCTAAACGCTTCTTCTTTATAGCACCGCCTACTTCATCATCTTGAAGCTCACGAGAGTTAAACTCATTAACTAACTCATCTAAATAAGCAAGTGTGTAAATAGAATCACCATATCCATCTAACTCTTCTGTTAAGTCTTTTTCAGTGTAAGTTACAGTTTCAATCAACTCTTCCAGAGTAATATCAACTTGTAGATTGATTGCATCAAAAAGCTCTTTGTTTGAATACTCTTTAACACTCTTACCGTGTGCAATCTTATTGAATAATACAGCACTATCTTTTGCCTTATCATAGGCTTGTTTTAAAACTTCCATTTATACTCCTAACAACTTACTTCCGTTTGAATTAATACGTGTCACACCACTACATTTTCCACAACGATATAGTTGAAAACCGTTCTGTTGTGTATAGTGGAAACCATCTTCTAAGAATATATCATCACTACCACACTTGCAACGTAATGTACGTTTCTCAGGATTCTTATGATTTGCAATAGCACCTAAGTTTGTTCCAGTTACCCAACCTTTCATCTTCTTGTAAAGATTACGTGTAACCTCAATATCGTGCTTGTTGTACGCTACAAGGTCATTTAGAGCCTTATTAGATACTTCGTAGTTATCTACATCTAAGCAATCTTTCCACAATTGAAAACCGCCAGTTTCCTGTTTAAGAATACTATACCCAAGATACTTTGAAATGTTATTCATAGAGTTTGATGGGAAGCGAAAGTGTTTCTTAGCTTCTTGAAATAAATCAATGTGTGGTTTTGGTTTTAATGCTGGTAATCCATGAAACAACATGCGAGTTTTAATAATCTTACTATCGAACTTTTTACCATTAAAGCTACAGATTGCGTCAGCCTTATTATAAGCTTGAAGAAAGTTTACTAAGGTTGTAAGGTCATCACCCTCTTTAACTTCATTAACAGATAATCGACTGGATTCAACATCACCATCATTAAATGTCCAAGCAATACTAAGAATGTGTGAATACTTTAACACTTGAATATCTGAAATATTCTCTTTAAATCTTCGCCACGTGTAAGAAAGCTCGGGGCTTGTTTCAATATCGAAGTAAAGAACCTTTAAATCATTTGATTTTGTTTCTAATGATAAATGTTTCTTAACATCCTCTCGTTCTAGGAATGTTCTAATACGAGATTCAAAGCTATCATTTCCGAATAATGTTTTAGCAACCTGTCGATTACTTACTCCTGATTTCAGTAAGTCTAAGCAAGGTTTGTGCCATTCTTTAGTAAATAGCACTTCTGATTTAATTGTCATTACATCTCCGTAACATTTGTAGCACAAAAAGAATCCCAATCTGAAGAACACTCATAGTTAAAAGTTTCCATTGCCAATTCTTCAGCTTCTTCTTGTGAGCTTGCTTCTACAGTATATGTCTTATAAAACTCAACAGCTACATCAACAATAAATGTACTCATTATTCAATCTCCTCATTATAGACTATCTCAATCTCTGTGTTAGCTAAGTAATAAATACGAGCTAAAATCATAGAGTTTAATAATACCTCACCATCAATATCTAAAGCTTCACAAGCTTTGTAGTATTCCTCTAAGGCAACTTGATCTTCAGGTTTATCAATCTCGATCTCTAAAAGCTCTAGTTGATTCTTCTGTAAGATATGGAAGTTAGATAGCTCTAACGGTGATGGTAGAACATCACTCAATTCAATCTTTAGTTTGTTTGTCACTGTTAATGCTCTCCAATAATAATTCTCTTAGTAAAGATTCTTGATCTTTCTTTAACTTAGGAATAGAGTGTACGTTATACTGTCTAAGTTTGTCAAGCACATTTTCATATTTCTTTATGCGACCAAACTCACGTACAACCCATGCTTCATTTTCAGTTAATGTCGGATCAGACTCAACTTGTGATTTAATTGAGTGACATCCAATAGAAACAGTAACTTTCTTCTTGTTTCTGGTTCTTTGAAGGTCATCACACAACCATTGTACGTTACTTCTAGGTGTAAACAAGATACTTTTCATAAACTTCTCAGCATCAGCTAGAGATTCAGCTTTATTATCACCCTCAATATGATCCAGATTCATGTCAGAAGGAGAAAATGCTTTCTTGCATTTAACACAATCAATTCTAGCAACCTCTGGAAATCGTTTCATAGTCCTTGTGTTTTCATTGATAACTTTGTAAGTAGCTTCTTTTCTAAGTTTATCTAAAAAAGGACTATTTGCCCAAATTTGTCTGACAGCAGTACGCCACCAATTAAGAACTTGTTTTTCTGAAAGACCGTATTCTTGAGCCATAAATTTAAGCTCACTTTCTAAATCAATCACTGTCGCTCCTAAAATCTTTTGTTCTACGGTCAACACTTGTTGCTAATCCATATCGTTTAAAATACCTGTGCATGTTTACAGCCTCAACGCCAAAACATTTACAATATTCCTTAAAACCTCTTTTCTCTTGCTTGTAGAAGTCGTACATTTTAACAAGGTCTTCTTTAGAATACTTAGATAAATTCCTATTATATTTACAGGGAACACCATCCAAATAGACAATCTCATAACACTTTGGTATGAATGGTATAAAACCAACTGCTTCTTCTCTTGTCATCTTGTATTTTGTCAGTCTTTTTTCTGCTGTTTTAACATCAACACCGTTTTCTAAACAAGCTTCAACTTTAGACCACCACCTGTCATTAAAAAATACCCATTTATCGTGGTCTGAGTTTTTATTTGCAGGTTCTATATAAAAGTTTCCGCATACAAAACCAAGCTTCTCATCAACTAAACCAATAGACTTATTCTTAACATTCACCCCATTACATCTGTCCTCTACATGAATACAGAAAAGCTTGAACCCTGAATCTGTCAAGAAATTGTGGTCAATATAAATACCTTTGTCTTTACAATCACTAACAAACTTACTAAACCTGTTATACAATACTTGGTTTTGATATCCTCCGTGTTTATAGTTTGCACATACGCCATTTGCATTACCACCAATAGCATAATTCCAACCAATTCTTTCGGTGGGTCGTAGCAAATACTCTTTATTTCTAATGTACTCAAATTCACCGCAATCAATTATCGAAAACAATAAATCTTCGTTATTAAAAGAATTTACAAAATCTATTGAATAATATGTCTTTTTGTTTCTATGATAATTTTTGAGTGATGTGTTATGCGTACTCAGTCTCTTTTTTGGGTTTTTCGTTATTCCAATGTAACCCTCTTTGTACATATCTTTATGAGAACTCTTTCTGATCCAATATAGATAGCTTTCAGCCTTATGGGCTATATCTTTTGTCGTATCAATAATCAATATTCTACTCCATATTCTTTCAATAAACTTTCAAATGTTGTTTCGTCATTATCTCTAATTCTCATATAACAACACTTAAAATACAACTCAACCAATCCCAACCAATCTACAGACATATCAACACCATCCCAAGATGTGTATTCAATCTTTTCTGGAAGCTTAGTTTTTAGAATCTCAACAGCTTTTGATAAAACTTCATACTCTGTTTTCAAATCCTTAAAATCTTTATAAAAAGACTTCTCACCATATCGCTTGATATAGAATTGATTTAGACAATAGCCGTCAATTTTGTCGTATAAAAGGCTTTGAAATACCAACCACTTCAATCCATTACCCTTAATACCATTCGATGTCTCCCACAAATCACCAACACCTTTCTTATAAGTTGTGATAGAAGAATCATCTGGATTGTATATTGTAATATCAAATTGATACGACTGCTTGACATCTTTATCATTGCTATACCCGATTGAATTTATGTTATCAATCGAAAGTTCATATAGTCTTTGTTGAAACACATCGTCAGTTTCAGAGTTGCAAATCCTTTTTGCTTGACAATACTTAATTAAATACTCCTTACAAGCTTTCAAGTGAACAGGTCTAATTGAATCACTTCTGTCCTTATACTTATCAATCAAAGGTAGTTTGTTTCTAAAATTTCCTTTACCCTCTACATACACTTCATACTTATTGCATCCTGTAGCTTGCATGACATTCTTAATAGCGTTCTTCATTGTTGCTAAACAGAAAGATATATCTTCTGGTTCTTGTATATCCTCAATATCAAAAGAATCGAAATCCCAGTTTTTACTTTCACATAAAGACTTAAACTCAGTTCGAGTTTTATACTTACGAGATTTACCACTCTTAGTAACTTTGATACCTCTACCATCAACAGCAGCACTTACCTTAAAACTTAAAATGTCACCATCAATGATTAGAACCTTATCATCCTTAGAATATTTAGGACGAGGAATCTCACTAACATCCCACTCTTTATTCACATCAACTGGTTCACCAAACATCTCTTTCCCAAACTTTGTCTCATAGAAGTTAAACGTCATTATCACTCCTTATCATATTAATATGCCCTCTTTAAAACTATCAAACCACTAAAACGGAAAAAGGCGTACAACCCATAAGGTTGCACACCGTTAATAATATTATTTACAATTATTTCTTAATCAAATCCTCAACAACATTTCGTAAATACAACAAACCTTCATAGTCTAAGTCGTGTACAAGATTAACAATATAATCAATATCAACAAAATTACTATTAGTGTCAATTAAAGAAATATTCTCTTTTGTTAGAGATGTCTCAATCATTTTCGGACTCCTTAATAACCTCTAACATATCAACAGTAGAAGTGAGGGTATTAATAACACCATCAAAATCACCACTATCAACAACACTTACCAACTCTTTAAACTTCTTAGTAGATAATCCAAAAGTTTCCTTAGCAACAATCTTCAAGTCTTCATTGAGATTCTTAGCACGACTCTTCTGTTGTTCCAACTCAATTGAGAATCGCTTTAACTCCTTAACTAAAGCCTCACGTTTCTCTTTAGAAATCATAATCTCATCTAATGCAATACGATCTGATTCTGCTACTGGTTTACGTCCAGCGTTACTCATAATTTATTCTCCAATTCTTTCATTTCAAGTTCTTTCCAAAGTTTATCTAAGTCCAACACTGGAGCATCTTTCTTAGCATCATTTAGCATCATTTCAAGGTTCTCAATAAGCTCCTCTTTAGTTTCACCAGATGGCTCTATAAACCTCTCTGTTGTCAACCACAAGTCACCTTTATCGTTGTAGTAGGCTTCTACCAAACCGTATGAAATTTCCTCTACAACTTCACCTGTGGTCTCGCATGTTACATCGTCAATAACATCTACAGAGTGGCGTTTAAACCCTATACGATAATCCCAATGTGACATTATTCCACCTCACTAAAAGTAATACCGTGCAACGCTAATTCACATTCAACTTCTTGCAACTGATTGTAAAGCTCCATTTCATAATCCATTGCAAAGTCACCACCACATCCGCAATCACAACCCCATTGAGCTGACGAGTTAGAAACATCTTCATGGTTGTCTTCAATCTCTTGTAGTATGTTTTCACGTTGCTGTAAAAGCTCTCCAACAGAATACTCACTCATAACACTATATCTCCAATTATTTACGTTTAGTTTGTTTATTACGTTCTCGATAATACCTTTCCACTTTAGGTCGAATCTTATCGTACATCTTACCAAAACATTGTGGATACTGTCTATCCATAACATCAATTAAAGACCGATAAATCGCCATAAGCTCCTCTTCAGAAGCATCGTCATGCTCACCTAGCCACAACCCTTTACGGAACGCTGAACGCACTTGAGAGGCTAATGGAGTGAATGTAAATCTACGATGGTCTAAGTCTTTTTCTTCTGGTTTAGGTGTGCCATGCTCTGGTGTCCAAGCTGAGAACGGGATTATTCGACCATATTCATCTACTGCCATACTTTCTCCTTAAATTTAAAATTAACAATGACAACGTGCGAATAGTTGCATACAGTGGCTCTGCTTCCCTTGTACTTCGGTACTCACTGTGTCGCCCACAGACGTATTACGAATAATACAACATTGTTAACTTTAGATAGTGAACTTCGATTAAAGAACCTTTACAGTGGTGTGAGGTATCTTATCGTTTTCCTACCACAAACTAAAACTACCCATTCACTATCTAAAATTAATGTCGCCTTTTACCGACACAGATAAGGCTAATCTGCTTTTTATTATGTCTGAATGATTATTTTCAACCTTTAGTAAGATTGCCCATGAAGAATGTACTCTACTTTTATATATGACTAAGGAGGTAGTAGTGATAAACACCACAAAGTCTTCGAGTATTTAACATGTAATTGGCGTTACACATTAAACCAAGCATAAGCTCTTTAAGCTGAACCTAAGCTCTGTACAAACGCCATCATTCTAATGGCATACTTAAAATTAACTTTAGCAGAATAATCTTGAGTGAGTTGAACACTCTTACATCTGTATTTTACAATGGTTGATCATTTCCACCGCCAAAGAGTCGATTTAGATTAATCACTTCTGTTTCGCCCAATGAACCTTCTGCAATCAAACCGTGAAGATTATTCTCTAAAGTTAATTTGGTTGTCCCAAAAGGTTTTGCACCTGAACTCTACGGTTTATGAGACCGTTGCATTGACTGACTATGCTATAGGACACTGGCAGGCTTATCTGGATTCAAACCAGACCTATTTTGGTAGAAACAAAATGTGCGATTCCATACACTATAAGCCTTTAACAATGAGAGCATCCTAGAACACTCTCACGAATTTTTATTTAACTATTGTCTGTTTACAAACTTAATGCATACTTGTATGCTACTGTCTATTTATAGACTACTGTTTGTTTACAAACTACCACTGATCATCTTCATTATCTTGAGAATCATCTGTAGATACAGAAGCCTCTTGAGCTTTAGCGTTAGGATTTTCAGCTAATGATTTAACCTTACCTAAGACATTAAATTTACCAGCAGAATCACCTTGTTCAACAACTACAAGCTCATCTACACGAATGGCTAGAAGTTTAGCAAATGTTCCATAGTCATTTGAATTAACTTCGTATTGAACAACTCCTTTACTACCATTACCAACCAACTTAGTGAATGTAACATCTTCTAACTCACCACTACCATCATCCATTAAAGCTCGTGGACGATAAGCGTCAGGAATATCTTTCAATTGACCTGTCTCTTTATCTTTGTAATTAGCTGGTTTTTTAAGTGTTAGAAGATATTGTTCTTCATTGCCAATAGCATATTCAACACCATACTTCTCACAAAAATCATCGTACTCAAGTTCTTTACATTTCTGCTTTTGGAAAGTCTTGTTCCAAAGATTTTTTGTTGCCTTATCAACTTGAACAGTTACAGAAAATTCCTTATCTGTTTGTGATTGATATTTCAATGAAGGCTTTTGTAACTTAACATAAAAGAAATTAATACCTTCGATTACTTGAGCTTCTGTATTTAACTTTGACATATTTAAATTGTTTCCTTATTTAGTTTGTATAATGAATGTCATTAACATTCGTGCATTTGCTACAATAGTTGGAAGTAAACTTCATCTCCAAATATTAATTTTATCTCAACATTAATTAAAAATTAAATTTAATTGCTGTCTTGATGTTGTGTATTCTATTAAAACCTAAATGGCTAGGCAATAGGTTTTTTAAGAATGTTTGTATCTGGTTTGTAACTGATATTTATATCAACTCTTACTATCAGAATCAGTCTCAAAATACTCTATAGGGTTATCTTGGATATCCTTCTTCAAGGTATTGATAAACTCCGATAAAGCATAGTCACAAAGCTTTGATGTATATTCACCAAGAATAGCACTAAACTCCTCATGCTTATCATCTGCAACAAATGTTAGTAGGCGCTTAATGTCTGAAATTAACACTTCACTTTCTTTTGACATACTAACTCTCCTGATTACTTGTAATCTCTTCAACCATCAACTCAAGAGATTTCTTCATAGCTTCTTGATTACCCCAATAGACAGCATCAATGAACATGTATTTATTACCAACCCAATGAGATTTAACTTTATTAATTAAAGCTTCGTATTCTAATGAATCTGATAACTCATTTACAAATGATGGCAAATCATTGTCAATAGAATAATTAATATACCACAGAGCTTTCTTCAACTCTTGTAAATCTTCATCTTTCTTACCACAACGCCAAACATACTTAACAGCGTTACTAATACAAGCTGGAAGTAAAGATGTAACTTCAATGGCTTCAACACCACAATCATCAGATGTATAGTGCTTAGGGTGATGTACAGAATCACTTACATTACTTGGAACAACATTACGCTTCCAAACAATTTGTCCATATTTTCTAACATAATTTTTAATTTCATGGTATGTTGGGTAAGTACATTTAGTATTATCACTCCAATAACTTCCCGCCCACGTTGCTTCTAAGTCATTTGTATAGAAAATCAAGTCTTCTATTCCTTCTGGGTCACTTCCATCAAAGTAATAGCATAGCTCAGCTTCGTCTGGAATTTTAATCCAATCAATTCCTTTTGGAATCCCACCCTCTAAACACTCAAAAGTGTTCTTATTAATCCATAAATCTGTATGACTCATTTTAAATATATCTCCTAAAATTAATATTTACTAATTTGTTTCTTAAACAACCAGTTTATTGAACATTTTGTTCTTTAAACAACTTTAGTGCTTGTTGATATAATAACTCACTCTTATCGCTGAAACAATAGCCTTTGACAATATTTAATGAAGTTTCTTTATCACCAACATCACAACTCCATGTTAAAGAGTATTTCTTAGACAACTTCTTAGCAAGAGCTAATGATAATCCCTCATCAACAATGAAAACTTCCTTGCTCTCAGAGTTGATTACGAATATGTTGTATAATGTTTTATTTATAGATTGTCTCCTTTAGTGGCAGTTATACCAATTGTTTGCAACAACGTATTCCATACCAAGAGGTACTTTCAAGCGTGTCTCTTTCTCTGCAAGTTTAATTGCTTCAGTAATAGCTCTAGAAACAACATTAGGCATAGCAACACAAATCTTACCGTTTCTTAAAGTTGTTTCTGAACCAAGTTGCTCTCCAGTCCAAGTTGATAAAAACTCCTTGTAATCTTCCTCAGTATCAAATGTTTTTAACTCGATAAGTTTAGGATTTACAGATAATTGGCATTCGTCATGATATTCGATCATACTGCACATATCAATCGTTTTTTCCGTAAATGGATTACATTTCAAACCTTGATCTTCAAGAATTTGGTAAAGAAAAACTGTTGTGTATTTAGCATCAATAACACCACCAGATTGAAACAAAGCATTAAGCAAGGAGTGTTGAGATCGTGTCATAATCTTACGACCATCCAACCCTACAACATACTTACTACCACGTTCTTTCCACTTTCTTGTTACAGCATCTCTTAGATCACTCAACGGCTTTACAGCTTCCCAATAGTTATCAACTAAAACCTTAGCTTCTTGCATAGTAATACCAAGCATGGTTTTTGCTCTAGAAGCCGATCCACCGTACATTAACATGTATGAGACTGACTTAGCTTGGTCACGAGGTATTCCAAGTTTCTTACCATTAATTGTATGGATGTCATTAGGCTTACTTGCTAGAAGTTGTTCTGCCAATTCCTCTCCATCGAAAGGTAAAATATAGTGACCTTGAATACGAGCTTCTAGTGATGAGAAGTCAAACCCAAGCTGATACATACCTTTACCACAACCAAACAAACTACGCATCTCTTTGCCATAAATTGATGAAGCCCTTGCAACATTACAAACACCAATATGTCTGTAGCGGTTTGTATTATGTACAACAATACCTTCTGCTACATAAGAGTGTGCGTCCTCTACAGTAATATCAAACGTAGGTTGGTCACAAACGTACTCTACACTGATGACCTTAGCTGTTTTAAAACTTTGAACAAACTTAGTAGTAGTGTTTAAAACCTCACTTCGCTTCTTACCTGAACAAATATCACGTATATGCTCACGAGAAACATTGAAAGTTTTAGCTACACGACCATGTGCCCCACGTTTACCATCGAGTGAAACTAATCTCTTAATCTCACTAACATCTTCGTCTGTTAGTTTTCTCACAACCTTGGCAACCAAGCCACAACTACCGTGTAATTTCCAATCAGCAGAGTTTTCAGCTGAAGTTCCAAAAACTAAATTTTCAGCGTTGTTGTTCCATGAGTTTCCATCTAAATGTCTAACTTCAAGGTTTGAGTCTCCTCCGTTAAATGCTTCACAAACAAGTCTTCCTACACCTTTACGGGTCTTCTTGTGTGGAGCAGTATAAATATCTATGCCACATGGTCTCCCAGAAATATTGGAGGTTAAAGGCTTAACCTCAAAACCTCTTTTGCCTACAACTGAACCCCAAGAAGATACTTTATAACCGTCAAACCCTACAGCATCTTTCCACACCTCTTTTTCACCGTACACGTAAACATTATCAGCAACCAAGTCTTCGCAACGTACCCAACCTTCAGTTGTATAAAACGGGTGGTTAGCAGTACATGTCAAGGTCATACCATTTGATAAAGTTACCTTAAACGTAGGTTTTACACCGTTGTCAATGCAATCTGTTACCACTTGATAAGTACCTTCGTGAGTTAGGACTTTATCGCCAATTTTAACATCAACAATTTTTTTGTACCCATCCCAAGTGAGTAGTCGTGTACTTGCTGGAACACAACTCGCACCAATCTCAATTGATGGTGTTGGGATACGCCCGTCCACTTCACGATACATTGATAAGAAACCAGAGTTAGGTGTTTCGTCATCAAAATCCATATCCTCCAAATCACCTCCAGCAATACTACTTTTACGATGCTTGTAGGTTAAGTACAAAGTGAAATCTTTTGCAAAATCAACCTTGTCACCTAGTTTTGTCAAGTTAGGGCAAAGCTCTTTTTCAATTCCAACTCGTACACATGGAGATGTAGGTACTCGAACAGGTTTATCTTCTGATAACTTTGGAAGTAGCTTTCTACGAATTACCTCTTTATCTTTACCCATCTCAAGTTCTTTCAGCCGATGCTTCTGGTACTTCCCTTCATCAAATGTTTGGTTCAACCACGTATCCAAAGCCTTAACACGTTTCTCATAAGGTATTGATTGCTTCTTATGATCTTTAGTTAAGTCACGAACCTTAAACTCTGTAGGATTCCACCCAAGATCAATCAAATGCATCTTTACATGGTCTAGGTCTGCAATCGTAGCCTTTTCATGTGTCTCAATAGGTTCAGTTAATGGTAACTCAAGAAGTCTCCCATTATAACTAAACAAACCACCTTCTATTGTTGCTCCATGCTTGTTTGCAAACTTAATGATATTAGAACTCAAACTACGGTCTTTTTTAAATTGATTGACTGGAGGTGTGAAGTCCTTGATAGCAGTTTTACCCATAGGTTTAGGCGGAAGTTTTGGATTTACATTAGAAGCTAGTGCTTCCATTTTTTCAGTTAAATCTTGAATACACTCAACTGCTAACTCTTTGTTGAACGAGAACCCATAACTCTCTCTACGAACTGCTAAGTCTGCTAACTTATTTTCAAGCTTCTCAGGCTTTCTCCAACCAACGTAAGATTTAAACTCTTTCTCAAGTTCTAAATGAATAAGCTTTGTAACAAGTGTATCTTGCTCACAATACTTAACCATAATCTCAGAGTAATGTTTAAACTCTTCACCTTTTGGTGAGTTTTTATCAATAATGCCAGCAACAATACTTTGTTCACGGAAATCATCTTTGAACTCAGATAAACGCTCACCCCAAGCTTTCAGTGAGTGTCCACCAAATCGGTCTGGGTTGAACAATCTTGAACGAATCAATGTGTCTGTTATCTTAACATCCTTGCCAAATAGTTTATCAGGTCTGTTTAAGTACCCAACTTCATAATCAAGAACACCAAACAATTGCATTGCAATGAAGTCAAACTTAATACCATTATGAGCAATAACCTCAGATACACCACTGAGAGCCTTCTTGACATCGTGTTTTGAGATAGTGTTACCGCTACTACTTTTTAGTGTTACTACGTCACCTGTGTCAATATCTCTAATAACAATACACCAAAGTTTAGCATCACTTTTCAACTTGTAAGGTAATGAGCTAAAATCTAGCATATTCTCTAACAGGTCGTTACTCTCTATATCCACTACAACACGCTGCATAACCCATTTACCTCTTTTAATCGTTTATATCAACCTCATAGTTGATTAAAGCTTCGTATGCTCTGTAGTCTATCATACCTTTCCAATCTTCCGCAATCTTCTTAATATGTTTTTCTTTGTTAATTTTATAAACTTGAAAAGCTTCTTCAGGAGTAGCATATCGTCCAAGAAATTTAGGTTTATTGTTAGCCCACATCCTAGCCTGAAACTTGTTTCTGCTTTTATCAAAAACTACGCCTATTGGTAAATCACCTCTTAGAGAATCAGCCTTAACAATAACATTGTTGATCTCCATTGGTACGAAAACACAATTATCCTCCGAATAAACTTTATTACCTTTAATTAGCAAGTCTTTATCTAAATTCCAGCCATCTTCACCGAAACCAATTTGGGTATTACACCACTCGTAAAAGTAAGTGTAATTTTTAAAATTTTCAGATACACTACAACCCCTGTAAGCTGGCTTAAGCTTAAGGTTTCTTTCGTTATAGCATCTAGAAAGCATACTTCTCCATAAAGAATGTTCTTTAGTGTTTGTTGATGGATATTTACCATCGTTGTACCCAACACCTGCAACAAGGTTAACCCCAGCTTTATATTTACCATCACTCATAATACTCTCCAAATAGAAAGGGGTATTCACCCCTGTATATCACCAATCCTCAACCTCAGAATCAACATCATCAATAATGTCAATATCCTTAGCTCCAATCACGCTCAAATTAAAACCACTGTCATCTAAGTTGATTTCCTCAACAGATTTGTTCAAATCATCCATAAAGAATCCTTTACTTTCTGCATAACTATACGGATATAACTTATTTGCTTTAGGTCGGTAATACAACTTGGTTGTAACTCCAGTTACTTGATCATTTCGATTCTTACGAATTTTAATAACCATAGTATTCTTTTCAACTAAATCTTGAGCATTTTTGTTTCGTTGTGCTGTAAGGTTTAATGTTCCTTTAGCAATAACTTCACGACCACCATAAGCATCTTCCTCCTGAATCTCACCACCCTCACTAGCATTTGACCCAGATGATAACTGTTTACGAGTATGTAATGCACACATAATAGTAACATCTTCTGTCATACGAATATTATCCAAAAAAAGAATTAATTCATCATACTCGTTTTTACTCTGACAAATAGATAAGAAATCTAACGCAGGATCAATCCAGAGTATGCGAACGCCACGAATCTTAACTAAATAATTAATAAGTTTTTTAGCTTCACTAATATTCTTTGGTAACTGATCAACAAAGTCGAACCGATCATCACCATCTTCTGTTTGAAGTAGTTTTAGAATCTCATCCTCATTATCATCAATAAACTTTAAGCGATTCTCTTTACCCTCAATTTTCATTACAGCACGAGTTGTTGCTAATGATGCAACCTTAACACCAAAAGACTTCCAATCACTCTCATAAGACATGATAGCTTGTCGATAAGGTGATGTTAAAGCCCAATCAATCATCCAAGCATCAAATACTGTAGATTTACCAGAACTAACACCTGAAATCCAATTTACCCACTCACCAATCCACATAGAACGATCTGTGAAATGATCTGCCAAGTCTGACATAAACTCTGGAAAAGGTACTTTCTCTTGTTGCAATCTAAGCTTAGCCCCACGAAGAAGCTCTTTACTACCTTTAACACCATAACTCTCAACGGCACTCACATTCCAGTAAGCATCTTGCATATAAGATTCTGTATCTTTGTTTTTGATGTAATCGTTAGCATCTTTATAACGAAGATTAGCCGTAAATAACTTATCCTTTGGAAGAAAATCTAAACACTTCTGAGTAGCTTTCTTACCAGCATCATCATTATCTAAAGCTAGGATAATCTTCTTATGTTTTTCAACCCATTCAATCTGAGTTTTTAAACAATCTGCTGTGCTATCCTCACCAAGCAAACTACTTACAACATTAATTTGTCGGTTATACTTCTTTTCAATAGGTGCTAACATTTGTTTAGCTGAAATAAGACAAATTTCACCGCCAACAACTACCAACGTATCTGTTACAGCTTGTGTTTGACCAGCTAATAAATTAACCTTACCAACATAACCTTTACTGTAGAAATCTTTAGGGTGTTGTCGAATCTTATAACCAGAAACTTTAATCTCACCATCTTCTAAGTATGTTGCAGGGAAGTACATGTGAGATACTTTTCCAGCACTATCGTATTTCCAATGAACACCTAAATCACTGCAAACATTTTTATCTAGACCACGATATTTGATTGTTAGTTCACTGTTTAAATCACAAAGTAAGTTATCAATATCTTCTTGATTAAGCTTCTTTTCTTCAAACTTATTACGATCAATATTGCTAATTGTCACGCTTTTAAACCCTCCACTTTCCTTCATCTCCTCTAAAAATTCTTGACTATGTACAGTGAAACCACAAGCCCAACAATGACCACCTTTATCTTCACCATACCAATGGAAGTTATCTCCAGAGGAGTCACCTCCAGATTCCTGACATTTTGGGCAGGGATTTTCTCCTAATTTATATACCACAAATCAAACCCCATCTTCCCAAATCTCATAAGTTTCTTCTACAGTGTAACCTCTCTCCCAATACTTCTTAACAACACTTACATCATTAATCTCCATATTGTTAAAATTACACAACTCTAAGAATTTCTTTTTAAACTCTGCCCATTTCATTATTTACAATCTCCCAAAAATATACGGTTGAAAATCTTCACTCTTGTTAAGCATCTTATACAACTCAGAATACATAGTCAATACTTATGTGTGAAAATCCAAAGATCGCCTATCTCGTCACCAGCTCTTAATTCAATTGGTGCTACATCATCATTCTTAACAACGATTAAAGGCTTACCTTTCCAATTAGCAGGAAATGGCGAATGAAAACATTGTAACAACCCTTTCTTAGCTAGACACTTACGAAGATAAAACTGCCCATAACATTGCTTACCAATTTCACTGTGAATGTGAATATCCTCATTCACTTCAACCTCAACTACAGCACCAACAGGAATCTCACAACGATTCTTTACAGTTAGTTTTTCAATTTTATACATCAGTGTGACCTCGCTTAATCATTTCTTCCATAATCACCTTACAGGCTAAATCCAAGTAATGTTCTCTTTCATGTTCCTCAAAACAACCATCACCTTCTGGATACTCTGTCAGAATTGTATCTCCACCACAAAAACCATAATCAACACGGAAAGTACCATGTCTTAACCGTAGGTACCCAACTTGATAACCTTCAAAGTAAGCGTCATACTGTTCAGGACAAGCTCCGCATGTTTTTACTAATTCAATACTATACATTATCATTAATCTCCCAAATTACTTCAATATCATATTTCTCGCCTTGTTCTTTACTTCGACTAAGCTCAATCACACGATCAATTGCTGATTCAATATCTGTGTACTTACCATAACATCCACAATAATTTCCATAATACGTTCTTACAACTAAATATTTAATATTATACATCACCAACTCCTCTAGAAATAACCTTAATACCATTGATCAATAATAAATCGTTTGAAACTATTTTGCAATACTTAGAACAACTCCAATTAGGATTACTTGAAATCATTCTTGAGAAATACTCATGATCAACTTTAGGAATATAAATTTTAATTTTATTCACATCAACACCTAATCGTGTAGCACTACCGCTAATTTGTAATACTGCTTGTTGTATCTTCTTCATCTCAACTTCTTCTGAAATATTAATTTCCATAACTATCTCCTAAATTTAAACATACAAATATTCTAACTCTTTCTTAACATTGTTGTCAACACATCCCCACAACATTATAAACATGTAGCCAGAAGCTCTCATACGCTCTATAGCAGCCTCTTTAGATGTTTCCTTAGTGAATGTACCTAGTGTCTCAATAACAGCCCAGAATAAGCTCTCATGGGCATTTATGAGCATGTTTAGTTGCATGTTGTAGGCAACCTTAATATCTTCTGTATGCATCCCCATAGCCATTTGTGCTTGTCCTGATAATAATTGTTGTCGCATTATTTTGAATTGCTCAACAATGTTCGATTCTAATACTGGTAAGTTCATTTATCACACCCCCTTTATTTAGTTAAATATTAAATTAATTATGCAACAAATGATGAGTTTATGTCAACTTAAAATTGTATGGATGTTTTTTGTGACGCATAAATCATTCTGGGTAGAAAAAGTTTTTGTGGTACTCGCTCATATCTGACTTAGTCAACACTCGAAACATTTCAGGGGTTAGATCAACCATGTTCTCAAACTTTTGTGTAAATGAAATATATGATGGTGTATAACCATTTCCAGTTACAATTTCAAGAAAACCTAAATCACCAAGAATCTTTGTCCATTTAACTAAAATGCTGTGTGATGTAAATTTAACAATATCTTCACCGCCTGTACCAAGTCTAAACTTAAGATGGCTGTAATTTTGAGATTTTAAGTAGATATAGTTGTAAAGCCAAAAACCCACAACCTTATAAGAAATGTCAAAGTCTTTTTTCTTTAAGGTAACACCTTCTTGTATCTTATTTACTGTCTTTTTAAGAGTAGTGGAAACACCTTTAAAATCCTTACTTATCAACCCTGTACAAATCGTAGAATTTTTATTAGTCTCTATAAACAATACTATGTCATCTACACCTGAGTAAAATTCTGTTTTACCACATATATTCTCTGGGAAAACCACTGAAAGGTGCTTGAACTTTTCATGGACGAGAAGTTCTAAGTACAAACAAATTTCATCCTCCAGCTCCCAAACCTTCACTATTTCGTAGTTATACTTTTTAAACCTTTTAAATCTACTTGCAATCTTATCTAAACCTGTTTGTCCAACCTTGTAGTAAGTTTTTCCATTTAGACTTAACTTAACAATATAAATATTTTTCATCACTTTACTCCTATTTACAAATATAAACAAAATATTTCTTGCAAAAAGACTTGACAAGATGTATAGTACACCTTTCTTTTTACTCTTTTTCTTTTAAACGATAATGTGTTAGCATTAATATCAATCTTTAGATTGTTACGAATAACTGTTAAGTTATTTGGGATTATAAATAATACTATAAAATAAATTTATAAACAATACTTAAACACATATTCATACTTCTCTCACTGTTATACAACTACTGCTGTAGCAGATTAATATATAAGATAAACAATCCTTCAAATACCTATTCATCATGTCATCAGACAATTCTTTAAGTGTATTAGATTCTTCGTTAACATAGAAATCTGTACATTCCTCAATCTTCTTCAAGATATATTCTTTAATTCAATCATACATGTCGCTAGACAACCTCTCGAAGTTTCATAATCTTAACACCATTGTCATGAATATCTTGATTAATCCTCATGTGTAAATCAATCAACAAAGAGTGTTCGTCAATAAGTTTGTTTCTTTGTTTTGTATAGTCTTTAAGATAACGATATTCCATTTGTTGTATCAACTTATTTAACTCGACAACACTCTCAAGTTTCTCTCGCATAATATTCTTAACTTTAGTTCTATCTTTACACAACCAAAAGTTAGCTCGTTTTAGATGCTGAATTTCTTCGCATGGAATATTCTTACTCATTTATAACTCTCCTAAAAATCTCATATCAATAATCTTCAACTAAATGTTGTTTATTCACTTTCATAATATATAACTTTTCTTAACTATCTGTAAACCATATCTCAAACATTTATCTTAATTTTAATCACCTTTTACTAACCTTAAATATTCTATGCGAGGTTTAACATATTCAATTGTATTTAAATTCACACCACAGGCAAATAAATCTTTCTCTAATATTCTACCATGATGTACAACAGCATATTGTTTACCATTAAGATTGATTACATTTTTATTATGGAAGTAATCAATAGTAATTTCACTCCAATACCCTTTTTGAACAAGATTTAGTAAAACTGTGTCCATGTAAGGAGCAACAGCAATCTCTCTTGTAACCTTTTTAACAATTTCTTCAAACATTGTGATCATCTCAAATCCTGTTAACTTTCTTCTTTAGCATCTTAGCAATAACTGGGTTGTTTAACAAGTGTTCAGGAATACCTTTTGTTGCATTTGGGTTTCCTGTCATACCCTCTTCCCAACTTTTAATCATACTCTTAGGAGTGAATGGTTCTTTATGCTGTTGCTCATCAAGACGTTTTTGTTTCATGTGTTCAGCGTATAAGTGCTTTGGAACCCAATCACTCTTTTTGTGATTACTCCAAGTCTGTTGTTTCTTCTGTTGCTTTATAACACTCTCATTGCTGTTTACAGCGTTGTTTTGTTGTTCATGTACGTATGTAGCACTAACACTATTAACATCGCTAGAATCGCTTATATGTGCGTTATACACACACTCTTTAACAGTGTTCACAGCTTTTTGATCACACAAACCATCTACTTCGCTTTTAATTTCATTTTCATTAATTTTTAAAGCTTTTCCGCTCTTAAGATTAATTTTAGATTTAATTAAAGATTCTTTTAGATTCTGTGTCCCAAATTTATCACCGTTACTAGGAAATTCCACACCGTTTATTGGTAAATTTACCACTGTTTCTTTAGAAATTTCACACTGTTTATTTGATGATAATTGGTGTTCCTGTGGATAACTTTCTTGTTTATCAACATTAATCTTTAAAACTCTAACTTGATTAGTTCCTCCTTTACGTTCACCTGTATCAGATACAAGACCTAGAGTAATAAGGTCATTAATTGTGTTCATAACAGTTTTTCTATCCATACCAGTATCTTTGACAACTCTTGCAATTGATGGAAAGCATGTGTTTTCTTTGTTTGCTCTATCTGCTAATGCTAAAAGAACAAGACGTTTAGCACTTCTCTTTGTTGTTTTTGATAAGTCACATTCCCAAGCAAAACGTGTAGCATTAACACTCATTACAAATCTCCAAATAATTTAAAGTGTGTTAAATTTACCACCGTTATAATTGAATGTAAACACACTGATTAAAATTTTTGGCTGAAAGAAAACATTTCTCATAGACAAAGAAAAACCCCACAATCCGAAGATCATGAGGTTGTAAAGTTAATTAAGATCAGAGTATATAAATGTTTGTTGGGTTAAATCCGCTTCAACTCATTTAGATTTATAAGCATCCAATTTACAATTGCTTCCGTTGCTGTTCGTTTATGCGTAGTGTCATAAGGCACAGCATTAGGATCAACCCACCAGCGTTCGCAAACTTCAAAAGTGGCTGAGAACTTAATACCTCGACCTCTTGCGTGATCCTGTACCATTGCTCCATGATCACTTGAAGTCCAACCAGCGAAGAATGCAGGGTTGGATGGAAACCATGTTGGGTAGTCTTTCCGCCACTTTCGAGTCATTCGACTAATAAGCATCTGACCCATGTGCTGAACATACGGAATAGACCCTGATGGAATCCATATAAAACGATGCCATTGTGGATCGTTTGCAACACCATGAAAGTTATGAAAATCATACATTGCGTCAATATCTGTATGTGTATCAAAAACAGACATAACATATTGTGTTTCTAACTCACTTGCTGCGCTTGGACCACTATAAGTCGAAGTTCCTTGCCCTTGGAAAACCCAACCATCAGGGAAGTTGCGGTTAATATCAACGCTGTTATGGTTTGTTCGTGTGTAGGCATCCCAACCTGACGGATTGACCACAGGAATGATCAAGAAATCTACATTAAAACGTAATGCTTCAAGTAACTCATCAGATTGCCAGTTGTTGCACATTTGCTCAAACATAAGATAACTTGCGAGCGTTGATACATGCTCAAAACCATGCGTACCTGCTGTTAAAAAGATTTTTGGATAATGCGTATCAATATCTGAACTTGGGCGTTTTGGTGTGAATTTATACAATGCAATTGGATTACCAAGCCCATCATTACCTAGTGCTTGCTTAGTGATGTAATCAGGATGTAACGCCATCAGATCATCAAACATTTGATAGACTTGTGCTGCTGTTGTGTACCTAAAGTTTGTTATCGCAGGCCAAGTTTGGGTTGTGCTGAACGTCCCATCAACAGGTATGTCTGTCATCACATTATCAGATTTTGTGATTTCTAATCTGCTAGAAATATCTTCAACAATATCATCGCTTAGGGACACCCCAAACAATCTCGGATCGTGATAAGGTTCATAAGGTAATGCAACCTCACCCTGATTGAATTGACGCTGTAAAGCAGAGGGCGCACCATCAGTAATGTTAAGACGAACATAGAAAGCATTTGCTGGAATAGTAATCGTCAAAGCACCGTTGGGCTGTGCCTTATTTTCTGAATAGATACGAGATAAAAAGTTCTTGTTTACACCGTAAAAAGCTACATTTATAAACGCATTTTGCACAGCACCATTCGAGTCTTTAGCTGTCATTGTGTACTTCTGACTAGGTGTTACAGGAATATAGTCAGAATATGAATAACTTGCGTTTGCAGTAATACTGCCATCGGCTAAAATTACATAGCCAACTGTTGCTGTTTCGGAATTATATAAATTTGATGCTTTTTCAGTAAAAGCAACTTTATCTAGTGTTATCGAATTATTTTCAATACTCGTAGTACCAAAAACCCAAGCGTTATCTTTCTCTACTTTGATGTTTTCACGTAGTTTAGGCTGCACATAAACTTCATAAGGAAGTGCAACTTCACCAAAGTTAAATTGACGCTGTAAAGCAGATGGTGCGCCGTCCGTAATGTTGAAACGAACAAAATACGCATTGCTTGGGATCGTGATTGTTAAAACCCCATTTGGCTGGGTTTTGTTTTGAGTGGATGCGCGAGAGATGAAGTTTTTATCTTTATCGTAGTAGCACGTATTTATAAAAGCATTCTCAACCAACCCTGTTGACAATGATTTAGCTGTCATCGAATACTTCTGGTTTGGAACAACAGCGATGTAATCCGAGTATGAATAGTTTGCGTTTGTTGAAATGCTACCGTCACTTAGAATTACAAAGCCAACTGTTGCTGTAGCAGCGTTATATAAATTTGTTCCTGCGACTAATAACTCACTCTTTAAAACACTTACTTTGCTTGCAGCATCTACTGCTGCTGCTTTTGTAGACTCAGATACGGGACTATAAGCAACACCGTTTATAGCGTACTCGAAGTCCTCAGTGAGTATTCCTGTATCAGACACACGAATAATCCCGACTGTGATCCATCCATCAAGTAACGCTTGTGAATGTGCTTGTGCACGAATAGTGTTTGTAAGCACGTTATGCTCAAGTCGATATACAGCGTTTGTTGGCAGTGAAACCGTCTTTTCGGCTTCGGATGGGGTTGTTAGCAGATAAACCGCTGTTCCTGATGTAATATAAGTAGTGTTTTTGAAGGTCAGTGTTCGGTTTGCTGTTTTGTAATCAATGTTTGTTATTGCAGCAGCAGACACCTTAGCAAAACCTGTTTTAGCGACATACTCTTTCGCCTGCGTCAAAGGATCATAAGCGCTTTTAGTTAAACTCGCTGCACCTGCTGTTGCTTTGTACCACAAGCCACTGTTAGTTCCAGATTCTCCAATCGTTACAGATTGATTTACTGCAATATTAGCAATGTCTGCATTAGCAGCAGCTAGTGTTGGATAGAACTTATTAGCTGCTGTGCTTAGATTAGACAAAGCTGTATTTACAGTGTTGGTCTGCTCAGTTAATGCATTATCAAGGTATTCTGCTGTGGCTTTTTGATCAATTTGAGATTGCAAAGATGAATCTTGAGAATCAACATAAGTTTTGTCTGATTTAAGATTTAGTTGACCATCAACATAAGCTTTATCCGACTTGTTCAGTAAGGCGGACTCTACATAAGTCTTATCAGATTTAAGTGCCAGTTGATCATCAACATAAGTTTTATCTGTTTTAGCTAATAAAGAAGAATCTACATCAACTTTACTAGCTTTAAGTGCTAACTGAGTATCAACATAAGTTTTATCGGCTTTTGGAGAAACAGCACTAATGATTGCAGATTGTGTGGAGTTGCTTACAGGTTTATCTGCATCAGCAGTATTATCAACATTACCTAAACCAATCTGACCTTTGGTGACTTGGTGAGGATTTAATAAATCTTCAATGTGAGTGTCTAATTCTTGACGAACACCAGTAACTTTACCATCAACAGAAGTATTATCTGCTAAATCTTTTTTAGTTTTTGTATAATCAGCTAAAGAATCTAAAGAAATGGAGTAGTTACCATTACCGCCTGTAGGAAGTTTTTCTTTACCTGTAATATTTTCTGTAGGGATTTCTGGGGCATCTACAATTCGTAAATCTGCCATTTTTTTAATTCTCCATGATATTTTTAATAACTTCTTAGTGCTTTTTCAAAAATGGTTGCTTCATCAGCGATCTTTTGAGCTTTATCTACACCATTGATAATTCGTCTAGCATTCTTATAATCTTTAGTTGTTTTTGTGATGTAGTCTGAAAGTCTCTTTCCTGTAAACCAACCCTCTTTCATACCTATCACGAGAATCTTAATAGAGTTATCTGGGACTAAAGCTAGGTCAGGGTTGTTGAATAAATCAACCCCAATCTTACTTCCGATTCTTTTATAGTTTGTTGCACCTGTAATCATTACATGACCACGACCAGCATATTTTTGTCCATCGCCATCGGCTTCAGGTGTATTTCCCAAGTCTTTAGCTAACTTACCTGTATCATATTTTGAGAGGTATTTATAGCTTCCATACTCTTTTATAGGTAACATTGTTTGATTTGTCTCATGCCAAGCTGTAGCTAAAACATAAGCAGCTTGGTTATATTCAAGAGAGTGTTTATTACAGTATTCAATAATAAGATTAATGTTGTCTACTTGATCTTGGTTTAAAGAACCAAAGGATTTCCGTAAAATAGAAAACCCTCCTGATGTCATCTTCATTTTACGTCCTTAATGTTTTTTCTGTAATTTAGAATGTGAACACGTCTATCATGCTCATGTATAAGAAGTTTTATAAATAATACTGTAAAACAAACACAAACTGCAAAGGCTGCAAAGACTACAAGGTATGGCGCAAGTAATAGGAATTTTGCATAAAACCCTAATACTAGAAAAGATACAGCTAGTGTAAATCTAACAATAGAACTCTTAAATGTATCTGAGAAAGCTCTACTAATCTCACACCATCCAATAAGGAAAGTCCAAATTAATAGACAAACCTGAATAATAACAATATATAATTCCATATTATTTACCTATCAGTTTATCAATAATGTTGTCCATAACTCTTAATACACCGCCTACAACTTTCAATATTACTTGGTCTGTATTCTTTACAACAGCATCTAGTATTTTTAATGATGATAAACCACAAAGAATGTATAACCCAAATTGATACCAAAACTCTGATAAGCCTGTATAAACAATAATAGAGTTAGCTATAGCCATTCCGATAACAACACCAATAATAATAGCTCCTAGAGCAATAAAGCTTATTAGGAATTTCTCTAAAGGTGTTTTACTTTTCCAATCAATGTCATTTCTCTTATACCAAACAGCAAGGAGACTTCCTATTAAGGATGGGAATAACCATTTAGCAATACTAATAATCGAAATGGTTGTTGTATTTGCTTCCAATGGAATTTCTCCTTTAAGCTGTTCTACGCCAGATAAACACAACTTTAGAGGGTTGAACATTGTTATGAGATAAATCTCCACCTATTGGGTTTGATTTCATTAAACCGTAGCTATCTGTAACATTATCATTAGCATGTCCACCATCGTTTGACAACCAAGTCCAGTCATTGTTGGTTGGGATACCGCCAGCTCTTGTTATTGGCGTTTCAGCTCTAAAGGTTGGTAATTCTTCAACTGTGAGCTTATGTGAATATTCACCAAACTCACTACCATTAGTCTTAACCCATTCTGGAACTAGGTTGCTTACACTAGAGTTAAATCCAACTAGTGTTCTACCTTCTGCGAACCTTTCCCAAGTACCATACCCTAATCGTGAACTCGGATTCTCATT